TTCTTTCCCGTTCATCCAGCAGTGCCAGCACAATCGATGGTGTTACCATCTCATGGAAAAGGTCCACATCAAATCCCCAGTCGTCATGCATTGCCTGCGCTGCCGCTTCACGCAGTTCCTGATAGTTAATTTCGCTCACTTCGAACCTCTCTGTTTACTGATAAGCTCCAGATCCTCCTGGCAACTTGCACAAGTCCGACAACCCTGAACGGCCAGGCGTCTTCGCTCATCTATGGGATCGCCACACTCACAACAATGAGTGGCAGATATAGCCTGGTGGTTCAGGCGGCGCATTTTTATTGCTGTGTTGCGCTGTAATTCTTCAATTTCTGATGCTGAATCAATGAGGTCTGCCATCTTTCATTAATCCCTGAATTGTTGGTTAATACGCTTGAGGGTGAATGCGAATAATAAAAAAGGAGCCTGTAGCTCCCTGATGATTTTGCTTTTCATGTTCACCGTTCCTTAAAGACGCCGTTTAACATACCGATTGCCAGACTTAAGTGAGTCGGTGTGAATCCCATCAGCGTTACCGTTTCGCGGTGCTTCTTCAGTACGCTACGGCAAATGTCATCGACGTTTTTATCCGGAAACTGCTGTCTGGCTTTTTTGATTTCAGAGTTAGCCAGACGGGCAATGCTGCGAAGGGCGTTTTCTTGCTGAGGTGTCATTGAACAAGTCCCATGTCGGCAAGCATAAGCACACAGAATATAAAGCCCGCTGCCAGAAGAATGCATTCAGTGGTTGTCATACCTGGTCTCTCTCATCTGCTTCTGCTTTCGCCACCATCATTTCCAGCTTTTGTGAAAGGGATGCGGCTAACGTATGAAATTCTTCGTCTGTTTCTACTGGTATTGGCACAAACCTGACTCCAATTTGAGCAAGGCTATGTGCCATCTCAATGCTCGTTCTTAACTCAACAGGAGATGCTTTGTGCATACAGCCCCTCGTTTATTATTTATCTCCTCAGCCAGCCGCTGGGCTTTCAGTGGATTTTGGATAACAGAAAGGCCGGGAAATACCCAGCCTCGCTTTGTAACGGAGTAGACGAAAGTGATCGTGCCTACGCGGATATTATCGTGAGGATGCTTCATCGCCATTGCTCCCCAAATACAAAACCAATTTCAGCCAGTGCCTCGTCCATTTTTTCGATGAACTCCGGCACCATCTCGTCAAAACTCGCCATGTACTTTTCATCCCGCTCAACCACGACATAATGCAGTCCTTCACGCTTCATACGCGGGTCATAGTTGGCAAAGTACCAGGCATCTTTTCGCGTCACCCACATGCTGTACTGCACCTGGGCCATGTAAGCCGATTTTATGGCCTCGAAACCACCGAGCCGGAATTTCATGAAATCCCGGGAGGTAAACGGGCATTTCAGTTCAAGGCCGTTGCCGTCACTGCATAAACCATCCGGAGAGCAGGCGGTGCGCATACTTTCGTCGCGATAGATGATCGGGGATTCAGTAACATTCACGCCGGAAGTAAACTCAAACAGGGCTCTGGCGTCGTTTTCGTACTGTTTTCCCCAGGCCAGCGCTTTAGCGTTAACTTCCGGAGCCACACCGGTGCAAACCTCAGCAAGCAGGGTGTGGAAGTAGGACATTTTCATGTCAGGCCACTTTTTTCCGGAGCGGGGTTTTGCTATTACATTATGAACTTCTGACGCTGTGATGACACCGAGCCGTAATTTGTGCCACGCATCATCCCCCTGTTCGACAGCTCTCACGTCGATCCCGGTACGCTGCAGGATAATGTCCGGTGTCATGCTGCCACCTTCTGCTCTGCGGCTTTCTGTTTCAGGAATCCAAGAGCTTTCACTGCTTCGGCCTGTGTCAGTTCTGACGATGCGCGAATGTCGCGGCGAAATATCTGGGAACAGAGCGGCAATAAGTCGTCATCCCATGTTTTATCCAGGGCGATCAGCAGAGTGTTAATCTCCTGCATGGTTTCATCGTTTACCGGAGTGATGTCGCGTTCCGGCTGGCGTTCTGCAGTGTATGCGGTATTTTCGACAATGCGCTCGGCTTCATCCTTGTCATAGATACCAGCAAATCCGAAGGCCAGGCGGGCACACTGAATCATGGCTTTATGCCGTAACATCCGTTTGGGATGCGACTGCCACGGCCCCGTGATTTCTCTGCCTTCGCGGGTTTTGAATGGTTCGCGGCGGCATTCATCCATCCATTCGGTAACGCAGATCGGATGATTACGGTCCTTGCGGTAAATCCGGCATGTACAGGATTCATTGTCCTGCTCAAAGTCCATGCCATCAAACTGCTGGTTTTCATTGATGATGCGGGACCAGCCATCAACGCCCACCACCGGAACAATGCCGTTCTGCTTATCAGGGAAGGCGTAAATTTCTTTCGTCCACGGATTAAGGCCGTACTGGTTGGCGACGATCAACAATGCGATGAACTGCGCATCGCTGGCATCACCTTTAAATGCCGTCTGGCGAAGAGTGGTGATCAGTTCCTGTGGGTCGACAGAATCCATGCCGACACGTTCAGCCAGCTTCCCTGCCAGCGTTGCGAGTGCTGTACTCATCCGTTTTATACCTCTGAATCAATATCAACCTGGTGGTGAGCAATTGTTTCAACCATGTACCGGATGTGTTCTGCCATGCGCTCCTGAAACTCAACATCGTCATCAAACGCACGGGTAATGGCTTTTTTGCTGGCCCCGTGGCGTTGCAAATGATCGATGCATAGCGATTCAAACAGGTGCTGGGGCAGGCCTTTTTCCATGTCGTCTGCCAGTTCTGCCTCTTTCTCTTCACGGGCTATCTGCTGGTAGTGACGCGCCCAGCTCTGAGCCTCAAGACGATCCTGAATGTAATAAGCGTTCATGGCCGAACTCCTGAAATAGCTGTGAAAATATCGCCCGCGAAATGCCAGGCTGATTAGGAAAACAGGAAAGGGGGGTAGTGAATGCTTTTGCCTGATCTCAGTTTCTGTATTAATATCCATTTTTTATAAGCGTCGACGGCCTCACGAAACATCTTTTCATCGCCAATAAAAGTGGCGATAGTGAATTTAGTCTGGATAGCCATAAGTGTTTTATCCATTTTTGGGAACTCCTGGCTGATTAAGTACGTCGATGAGTCGCTTCCATCCGTCACGTAATTTACGGGTGATTCGTTCAAGTAAAGATTCGGAAGGGCAGCCAGCAACAGGCCACCCTGCAATGGCATATTGCATGGTGTGCTCCTTATTTATACATAACGAAAAACGCCTCGAGTGAAGCGTTATTGGTATGCATATAAAAAGGCCCTCACGCACTGGAGGGCAAAGAAGATTTCCAATAATCAGAACAAGTCGGCTCCTGTTTAGTTACGAGCGACATTGCTCCGTGTATTCACTCGTTGGAATGAATACACAGTGCTTATTCGTACTAATAAAATACCCAATTTTCTGTTTCTTGGTTGTGTCCAAAGTTATATTCAATATCTGGTGTTGATGTATCAATATTTTTCATCCCATCAACAAGAGTTGATACAACAGCCAAATCTTGTTTTATTCTCATTAAATGGTATTTCTTCCGGCGCAATAAACTTTCAATAGCAAGTTTCTTCGTTGGGAATGCAAAAGATCTTTCTGCATTTTTTGCTACTTTCTTAATTGCATATCTATTTCTCCTTTGTTTCCATTCCTGTAACCACTGATTTGGTGCTGGTTTAAAATTAACAATCCAATGCGCAGGAACCAACCATGCATAATGCTCTGTCTGATGAAAAGCTATATATTGAAGTGCGAATATTTTTATCCCATCTTCTTCAACTGTCGCCTGGAATCTCCAGAAAACAGGCATTCCATCATGTTCAGTTTCTGATTCAGGAAAAGGTACGCTCCATGATTTTGTCATATCTCACCTCAAATAAGTGGTTTGCTGCCTAATTTCATTTTCTGGCGACCAACACAAGTCACACCCGTTTCACTGCGTGGCTTGCGGTAGTAATTTTTGTTAGTCCAAACAATAAAATCTATCGAAGTGGGTTATGACCATTTTTTATTTGGATTTCGTTGGTGTGCGTGGTTAACAACTCTGTGCATTATATCCTCATATTTTTCATCTTTAATTTTTTCAACATCTCGAGGAAATGGTGTTGCTAATGCTTTGTCAACTTTGTTCATTGGGTCTTCATTAATCTTATATTCCGGACCGTCATCTATAGCATTAAATCCAGGTGTTATACCATTTTCTAATGCATATGCTATTCTCTTTTCCCATCTCGCTATCCTCCTTCTGTCTCGAGATGTAAGGCTTCTGTCAGATACTTTTCTGTTTTGTCCGCGATTAGGATTAACATAAATAGTCTTTTTCACCATAAGCATACTCAATAAGTCCATACGGTGGTTTACTGTACAATTTTATTTTTTGAACTGCATGTATTTTGTTTCCTAATGGGTTTGAATCCTTGTAATAAGTACTTCTGTTTTTTCGCTCGACTTCTTCTGCCTTCTTGTTGCGAAGGCTGCTGAGTGATACTGCTTTGTCTGCTCTGACGCAACCAGAGATCTTTAGCGCAATCTTCCGTGTCAGTCTTTCACTACTGCGCCGCTCTGCAATAAGTTCTTCCCTGCGAGCTTTATAGCGGCTTTTTGCCGTACCTTTGGATTCTTTCCAGATTACGGTTACCATGATGGTCTCCTTTAAGTGGCTTTGGTGTATGACGCGTCGAGGTGTTTTTCTTCTCGATCGCGGCCTTGCAACTGAAATTCTCGTCATCCCCAAAACCACTTAGATTTTGGTCTCAACGGTTAGGTTGAGAGTCCATCAATGTTAAAGAGCCGGCCAATCTGTTCCGTTTGGCTTCCAGCGTCCTGCTGTTGAATTGAAGATAACCTAAGTTATCTGGTTGTGCAATAACTATATTTATCATTTTATGAAAAACATTATAAATGACTGATAACAAAAATATTTTATTTTTTGTGGTATCCGCGTGATATTTTCAAGGGGGAAAGGCTGATTGTTATGGGTGATTGCATGTTAATCGAAGGGGAATTTGGTGTGTTGCACCAGCGGGTAGTCGAAATTCTAGGGGGGGCGTTGCTTGAGGTTATTGCTACTGGGGAAGCTATTTCAGCAGATGCTATTGCGGGAATGATCCGAGTGCTTCACCATGATGAATTGGATGATCTCGCTGTGAAGTTAGCTATAGATGTGTTACTTCAGGATATGCGACTGTGTAATTAAGTAAATAAAACCCGGCACTGGAGCCGGGGGATTTAGAAATGGCATTTTATGAATTGGCTACTTGGCGAATGGTTTACCATCGGTGGTATTGAGCACAATAAAAGGCCGTTCTTCGTGAGTGTTCTTATAGCAAAAGTTCAGTTGGAGTCTGATTACCAGCTATGTGATGACCAGAACACTCGCCCTATGATTCTTACGTTTTTGTAGAATTCTTCTCTGTTCATTACTTCATCAGGATACTCTTCGCGGTTTATCGATCTGATAATTACCGATGTTGGCGTGGCTATGAGCGTTTTTACCCTTAACAAATCAGCTTGGCAAATTGCATATGTTTTACCATCCCTGATGCTCGTATCTTGCGTGTTTACCCCCACCACATCACCATCATGGAGTGTTGGCTCCATGCTTTGCCCAACAACCCTGACCAACTTTGCCGCTTTTTCTGGAACTCCCATTTTTTTCAGGTAATAGCGCCTAAAAACTAGAGAGAATTCTGCGGACTCCTCCAATGCACAACTTCCTCCGCCAGCTGAAAGTGAAATATTTAGAAGGGGGAGCGCAACAAATTCGTCATTATCATTTTGATGATCATCCCAGGCGATAGCTTTTAAAGATGATTCCCGAGCATTAGATGGCTCTTCTGCGCTCTGTGGTCTCATTGACCCTATACCAGAGCTTAGCCATTCAGGGCGAACTCTTAACGCGTTGGCTAATTCGACCATTTTACGTGATCCGGTTGTTTTACCAGATGACATCTTTTGTATGGCTGGTTGTGATACCCCCACCATGTCTGCAAGTTGTGCTTGTGACAACCCGGCTGAACTCATGGCGGCATTTAGTCTTTCTGCGAATGTTTTCATACCTGTAATCTATAACCACGGTTATCAAAAGTAAAACAACAATTGTTATTGCTCTGGTGTATAACTCATGTTATTTTTGGTTATGCTTTATTTGCTGTAGAGGTATGCTCATGAATTTAGTGATTCAGCGAGCCTTGAATATTGTTGGCAGTCAAAAACGACTTGCAGCTGATTGCGGCGTATCACAGCCCGCTGTTCATAAATGGTTGCGAGGCGGAAAAGTTTCTCCTGAAAAAGTTTTCGCTATCGTTAATGCCACCAATGGTCAGGTTAAGGCTTACGAAATTCGCCCGGACTTACCGCACCTGTTTCCTCATCCGAACCAGGCTGAATAAGTAACACCGCTCTTTAACATTGCTGGTCGTTCACCTCTAACAGGGTGAGCAAACATCAGTGGCAAACCCATTGGGGATTGCCGCTTAACCCCATATCAATATAGGAAAATTAACAAATGTCACAAACAAGTTACAGCAAACTATCACAGCGAGAAATTGATCGCGCTGAAACTGATTTACTCATCAACCTGTCAACGCTTACCCAGCGCGGTCTGGCAAAGATGATTGGCTGTCATGAATCGAAGATAAGCAGAACGGACTGGAGGTTTATTGCTTCGGTCCTGTGTGCTTTCGGAATGGCATCAGACATCAGTCCGATTAGCAGGGCTTTTAAGTATGCGCTTGATGGACTCACCAATAAAAAACGCCCGGCGGCAACCGAGCGTTCTGAACAAATACAAATGGAATTTTAACAACATCCAGCGAGGTAATTATATGCGAAACAAAGGCTTTAATCCACCTGATACACACAAAGAAGCTAAGCGTTTGCGCTTCCTTCGTTCCATTGATGAAAGAACTCAAATCTCTTTTGTGAAAGTTGCCAGAACTGAGCTTCTGAAGGCTGAGGCGAGGGCGTTGCTCCCGTCTCTACCAAAAGAGGAGGGATATACGTTCATTCCAAACGCATTTCTGGAAAAGCTGCTCAAAGAAGACATATCCGTAAGTCAGTTTAACGATGTTCTTAAGGTCTTTCGTCAAGGCAGGTAGTTATGAGCAATACAGCAAAAATCTACGATTTCAGCGCCGCACACGAGCGCAGGAGCAACAGGATGGAGAACCAGAAAACTGGTTACATTCCGTTGTACCGGAGCATTCTGAAACAGTCATGGGCGAAAGATGTTTATCTTCGCACCCTGTGGGAAAACCTTCTCCTGAATGCCACCAGAAAGCCATACAAAGCGAATTTCAAAGGTCATGAATGGCATCTGCAACCCGGTCAACTGGTTGTGACAGCAGCTGATTTAGGTCTTCAGTTATGCGACAGGCATGGCAAGCCAGCAAGCCGCGATCAGGTTGAGCGGATGCTTCAGGTTTTTGTGAAAGAGGGGATGATCACCATTGATGGAGAGAAGCAAAAAGGTCGTGTGATTACCATCACAAATTACCATGAATATGCTCAAAAAATGGACGATTCACCCGCACATGAAGCCGCACAAACAACCGCACATGATGCCGCACATGACGAAGCCAGTAATGGCGCGGATTTCAGCGAACATGCCGCACATGAAAGCGCACATGAAGCCGCACAAACAACCGCACATCATGAACAAGAAGGTATTAACAAGAATATAAATAATACCCCCCTACCCCCCAATGGGGGAGGCGATGGGCAGGTTAAACCTGAACGTCGCAAGGCAGAACGAATCGACTACGAATCCTTCCTGAACGCCTACAACACAGAAGTCGGTGACAGACTTCCACATGCTGTTGAGGTCAACGAGAAACGCAAACGCCGCCTGAAGAAAATCATCCCGCAACTGAAAACGCCAAACGTGGACGGTTTCAGAGCGTATGTCAGGGCGTTTGTGCATCAGGCCAAGCCGTTTTACTTCGGAGACAACGACACGGGCTGGACGGCAGATTTTGATTACCTGCTGAGAGAAGACTCGTTAACGGGAGTCCGGGAAGGGAAGTTTGCAGACAGGGGGATTGCATGAGACAGGATATCGAAGCGAGCGTTATCGGTGGCCTGCTGATTGGTGGATTAACGCCAACTGCCAGCGACGTTCTGGCAACGCTGGAGCCGGAGGCGTTTTCAATTCCGCTCTACCGGAAAGCCTTCGAGGTTATCCGTAAGCAGGCGCGAAACAGAAACCTAATCGACGCGCTGATGGTTGCCGAGGCGTGCGGAGAGGAGCATTTCACGTCAATCCTGATGACCAGCAAAAACTGCCCGAGTGCCGCAAACCTGAAGGGATATGCCGGAATGGTCGCGGATAACTATCACCGCCGTCTGGTGCTGGAAATCATGGATGAAATGCGTGAACCAATCCAAAGCGGAACCATCGACGCATCGAGTCAGGCGATGGATGAACTTGTAAAACGTCTCTCAGCCATCAGAAAGCCCCGTGACGAGGTTAAACCTGTACGGTTAGGGGAAATCATCACTGACTACACTGACACGCTTGACAGGCGTCTGAGGAACGGAGAAGAGTCAGATACCCTGAAGACCGGAATCGAAGAACTTGACGCCATCACCGGAGGGATGAACGCAGAAGACCTGGTGATAATCGCTGCTCGTCCTGGTATGGGGAAAGCAATGGCGCTAAGCGAAGGGATTTTACTTGCAGATGGCACCTGGACTACTCACGGAGAAGTCAAAATTGGCGATCGCATCGCGTCAATAGACGGGCTTCCTTCGGAGGTAATTGGCGTCTTCCCACAAGGGAAGAAATTCACATATTTAGTCACCTTTGAAGACGGACGTAGCGTGAAATGTGCCGACAACCACTTATGGGAAATTTCATCATCAAGATTTACTGGTAAACGCGTTGTTGATACTGATGCGCTGGCTGGGATGCTACAAAAAACACGTTATCAGGGAAGAATAAGAGTGCCATCCTTGACCGGAGACTTTGGTAAAAATATTCCCCTTGATGGTTGGGTTATTGGGGCTCTACTTGGTGACGGTTCGTTGATAAAAGGCATCAAATTCACCAACTCGGAAGAATATGTCCTGAGCCGCATGAGTGATGCAATTGCACCATTGCGACTGGTTAAGGTAGGAGAGAATGATTATTTGATAAGCAACCAAAAAGGCCAGAAGAACCCACTATTGGACAAACTACGTGGCATTGGGGTGATCGGGAAAGGTGCGTCCGAGAAGGAAATCCCAGCAGAAATTTTTAGTGCTAGCAAAGAAATACGTACCGGTGTTTTAACTGGCCTTCTCGAGACAGATGGCTGGGTTGAGAAGTCCGGATGCATCCGCTTTAGTTCATCCAGTCAGAAATTAGCTAAAGGATTAGTAAGGCTTGTTAGATCTTTAGGTGGAACCGCCAAAGAATCCAGCAGGACGGGAATAGTTTACACGTACAAAGGAGAGAAGCACGACGGACTTGATGCACACATGGTCAGCATGAAGTTGCCATCATCTTTGATAGAGCAAATTCACTCACCACGTTTACGCAAAAATCTCGGGATTAACAGGCTTGGCGACGTTGGTGTGGGTATCAAATCGGTTGAAGTTGTTGAGCCAGAAGAGTGTCTCTGCATCATGGTAAGCCATCCTAGCCATCTCTATGTGACAACGGATTACATCGTTACGCACAATACGGAACTGGCGCTGAAGATTGCCGAAGGCGTTGCAAGTCGTGTTATTCCTGGTTCTGACGTCCGGCGCGGGGTATTGATTTTCTCAATGGAAATGAGCGCATTGCAGATTGCAGAGCGAAGCATTGCCAACGCCGGGAGGATGTCGGTTAGCGTACTGCGAAATCCTGCATCGATGGATGACGAAGGCTGGGCACGTGTTGCTAACGGCATGAGTCAGCTTGCAGATTTGGATGTATGGGTAGTCGATGCCTCGCGGTTATCGGTCGAAGAAATACGCTCAATCGCAGAACGGCACAAACAGGAAAATCCAAACCTCTCACTCATCATGGCGGATTATCTTGGCCTGATTGAGAAGCCGAAAGCAGACCGCAACGACCTCGCAATTGCTCACATCTCCGGAAGCCTGAAGGCGATGGCGAAAGACCTGAAAACGCCAGTTATCTCCCTAAGTCAGCTTTCGCGCGATGTTGAGAAGCGACCAAATAAACGCCCGACAAACGCAGATTTGCGTGATTCAGGAAGCATTGAACAGGACGCAGACTCAATCATCATGCTCTATCGGGAAGCGGTATATGACGAGAACAGTAGCGCCGCGCCATTTGCTGAAATCATCGTGACGAAAAACCGTTTTGGCTCACTTGGTACGGTTTACCAGCGGTTCTGTAACGGACACTTTGTTGCATGTGACCAGGATGAAGCCAGACAGATTTGCACAGCATCAAATGCACCTGCTGCGCGTGGCAGACGATATGCACAAGGGGCTGACGTATGAATAAAAAACAATTAGCTATTCTCGAAAAGGCATGGGATGCACAAATATCATGCGCTTTGAAAGAACAGGCACTACCAATAATCCAGACCAAATCGAAAATAGCCAGGCAGTTATGCGATGACGGATTCCTGAACGAAGTTGAGATTACGCACCAGATGGTAACGTTCAAAGGGTATGAGATAAATCATCATGGTATAGCGGCGTATTGCTCCCATCTTCCTGATGACGTTGACATTGATGAAATGGAAAGGGAGATGAAGCAATGACCATCTACATCACTGAGCTAATAACAGGCCTGCTGGTAATCGCAGGCCTTTTTATTTGGGGGAGAGTAAATCGTGGCTGAGTTAATTTTCTCTGCATTGAGGATTCTCGGTGCTATGTGGATGGTGGCGACATTCATTGTTGTTGTCAGCAGTTTTGTCCGGTTGGTAGGCGAAGGTAAAGACCTGGTGGGTGTGCTTTTCGGTAGCATTCTCCTGTGGGTGATTATCGGTGTTGCGCCTGTTGCTGTAGCAAAAATGGCGTGGCGTTTTGTTAGTTGAGGTGACGATGAAGCAAATATCACTTCAATAAATCGCTTTTAAGGCATCACAATCGCTCTGTGGTGAGGTAAGCACGTGCAAGGCATGTCGATAGGCAGCGAGAATGAAAAATGCGTCAGAATGCGTTTGAGGAGGTTTTAAGAAATGAGTACGATAGCTGAGCTTGTCAGGGCTAATTTTCGTGAAGAGTTGGTGCGTTGGTATCGGTATCGTTCATCGTCCAGTTTGCCGCTTGATGAGTTGTATGAGCACTCACCTGCCGCACGGCGCTATCCGCGTGACCGTGTTCTTCGACGGTTGTTCAGACTCAATAATGAGTTTCAGCGCAACAGAATTATCCGGAGTCTGGATTTAAAGTGAAGGAGTGAGCATGAGCGAGCAAATATTCAGAGAGATTAAGCCACGGTTTTATCGCAAGGTAAGGGTGGTTTATCAGGACGAAAACAAGACATGTGCATACGCCATTCATAATGGTCGGTGGTCAGTGTTCGACACCAAAAACTTCGAGAAGAACTTCGAGAGGATTAAGGGTGATGAGGAAACTAACATTTGAACTAAGAAGCCCCATCCATCAGCAGAACGCCATTCAAGCTATCCAGCAAATTCTTCCAGACCCAACCAAACCAATCGTAGTAACCATTCAGGAACGCAACCGCAGCATTCGGCAAAATGCACGCCTTCACGCGATGCTATCTGAAATAAGTAAGAAGGCTACATATCACGGAAAAGCAAGAAATATTGAGTTTTGGAAGGGGTTATTCGTTTCTGGTTGGCAGATTGCAACCAACCAGCACCCTGAGATTATATCAGGGTTAGAAGGTGAGCTAATAAACATCAGAGAGAGTACGGCGACTCTATCTGTAAAAAAAATATCCGAAATAATGGACTACATAGAAGCATATTGTGCCATGAACTCAATTCATCTTAGCGAATGGAGGAATTATGATTGAGGTTTGGGTAGATATCGAAGGGATTCCATTTTATCAGGTTAGCAATAAAGGAAATTTCAGGTCTATTACGAGGGAAGTTACAGTAACATCAACCAGACAGAGGCCATATAAGAAAATAATTAATGGCACTAGTGTAAAACCATTCAAGTGCAAGTCGACAGGATATCTTCAAATAAAGGTATACGGTAAGAAATACAGCGCCCACAGGATAGTTGCGAAAGCATTCTGTACAGGGTTCTGTGATGGCTTGGTAGTTAATCACAAAAATGGGCGAAGAGATGACAATAGGGCTGATAACCTTGAATGGGTATCACATTCTGAAAACTCAAAACACGGATATAAACAAAATGGAAGAATACCTATATCGCTAGGTAAATTTAGTGGTGACCATCCTGCCAGTAAAGCTGTTATTTCTACTGACATGAAAACTGGGGAGGAGGTTTATTATGAAGCAGCTATGGATGCTGTCAGAGAAGGATTTGATAGTTCGTCAATTAGTCGTTGCTGTAATGGCGAAAGCTCATATCACAAAGGAAGATTCTGGCGATTTGCAAATGAAAAAATGAAAGCGCGATGGGGAGATCGGGCTGCATGACTATCAAATCAAATACGCCAGCACACAACAAGGACTGCTGGCAAACGCCGCTTTGGCTTTTTGATGCACTGGATATTGAGTTTGGATTCTGGCTGGATTCGGCAGCGAGCGACAAAAATGCTCTGTGTGCTCACTGGCTAACTGAGGCCGACGACGCGCTCAATTCTGAGTGGGTAAGCCACGGTGCAATCTGGAATAACCCACCGTACAGCAATATCAGGCCGTGGGTGGAAAAAGCCGCTGAGCAGTGCATACAACAGCGACAGACGGTAGTGATGCTTGTGCCAGAGGATATGTCAGTCGGATGGTTCAGCAAGGCTCTGGAGAGTGTTGACGAAGTTCGCATCATCACTGATGGACGGATTAATTTTATCGAACCATCGACAGGGCTGGAGAAGAAGGGAAACAGCAAAGGCTCCATGCTGCTGATTTGGCGACCGTTCATCAGTCCTCGACGAATGTTTACTACTGTATCCAAAGCGGCATTGATGGCGATCGGGCAGGGCGTCAGGAGGGCGGCATGAGGCGACAGCAAAGAAGCATCACCGACATCATCTGCGAAAACTGCAAATACCTTCCAACGAAACGCTCCAGAAATAAACGCAAGCCAATCCCAAAAGAATCTGACGTAAAAACCTTCAATTACACGGCTCACCTGCGGGATATCCGGTGGCTAAGACATCGTGCGAGGAATACAAGGGGATTGACGCGATGATTTATCCGGGGCTATATTCCTCACACGCCAGCAAAATCTGGCGTCGGGATTGGCGTCCCGGATGAAAAAGGCGACAACAGACGCGCCAGCGTCTTTTTTATTGTCGTTTGCACAGTCACATCTCAATGGTGGGCTGTGTGGGGGCGGAGCAATCCGCGCCGGTTCCTTTTTCCCGGTTACGCCAACCCTGCACAGTTCACCACCAAGCGATTGGCGTCGCAGGTGGTGATGATTCACAAAGAAAAAGGATCATCTTATGGCCACCAAAATCGCAGTTGAAACTCTTTCCCCGATTACCCACAACCAGATCCCTGTCATAACCACCGAGCTATTGGCGCATCTTTATGGAACGGATGTTGCCAACATAAAAATGAATCATTCACGTAATCAAACTCGTTTTCTGGAAGGGAAGCATTATTTCAAAATCGTTGGCGATGATCTGAAAAATTTGCGAGTAACTTTTAGTTACCTGCAAATTTCCCCCAAAACCCGCTCCCTCATCCTCTGGACTGAACGCGGCGCTGCCCGTCACGCCAAAATGCTCGAAACCGATCAGGCGTGGGAAGTGTTCGAAAAACTGGAAGACTGCTATTTCAGCCAGTGCAAGAAAAATACTGGCAAACAAGAGAAGAAGCCCAACGGGCTTTCCGCAAAAGAAACAGACAGCCTTGTTTGGCTGTGGGATTATGCCAACCGCTCACAGGCATTGTTCCGTGAGTTGTATCCCGCATTAAAACTGATTCAGTCTGGCTATTCCGGCATATGCCACGACTACGGCTATGAGTTCTCGTATATCATCGGGAGGGCGAGGGGCGTTTTAATTAATCACACGCGGGATATAGATATTTATGAGCCTGACGGGCCGACGAACCTTCTGGCATGGGAAAGGCTTAAGAACAAAGAGTTGCCGCCTTCACTGCATCGCTACTGACAATTGACAACTTAACAAACCCAGCTTCGGCTGGGTTTTTTATTGCTGAATTTTCAATGTGAGAGGACATGACAATGCTTTTAATTCAACCTGGATTTGGCCTTAGCATCAAAAAAGGGCACATGTTTGGCGAGAAAGAGTCTCAACGAAAAATGGTGTCTATCCGGTTGCCATTTATCAGTATTTATTGGCTAAACAGGGAGGCAACAAATTATTGGTATACCTGCGCCAGAGCAGCATTTAACGACCCTGACTGGTTTGTGAAAAACCACCACGCAGTTCGTCAGGCAAAGAGAAAGGCCAACATGACATACATGAAGGCGTATAAAAAAGCATGGAAAGAACACCGCGACCGATACCAGCAAGACATGGAAAAGCTTGAATCAGAAAACATGGAATTAAGACGAAAGCTCGGTGAAGCAAAACGAGACATTGATGCTTACAAGCGACTTTTTAATGGTGAAAGCCATGCTTAGTCCATCCCAATCCCTTCAATACCAGAAAGAAAGCGTCGAGCGGGCTTTAACGTGCGCTAACTGCGGTCAGAAGCTGCATGTGCTGGAAGTTCACGTGTGCTCCGATTGCTGCGCAGAACTGATGAGCGATCCGAATAGCTCAATGTACGAGGAAGAAGACGATGAGTGAGTTAATAAATGGCAATGCCATCAAAATGACAAGCATTGAAATCGCTGAGTTGGTGGGTAAGCGTCATGACAATGTGAAACGTACCATCGAAACGCTGGCTAAAAATGGTGTTATCCGGCTTCCTCAAATTGAGGTTTCCGAAAGAATCAATAACTTAGGGTTCAATGTTCAGTACGAGCATTACGTCTTCGAAGGCGAACAAGGAAAGCGAGACAGTATTGTCGTTGTAGCCCAGCTGTCGCCGGAATTCACCGCTCGCCTTGTTGACCGCTGGCGAGAGCTTGAAGAAGCTGCGGTTAATATCCCCAAAACGCTACCAGAAGCGTTGCGCCTTGCTGCTGATCTTGCTGAGCAGAAAATGCAACTGGAAAACCAGCTCGCAATTGCCGCACCTAAAGTTGAGTTTGCCGATCGCGTTGGCGAGGCCAGCGGAATTTTGATTGGAAACTTTGCAAAGGTTGTTGGTATTGGTCCAAACAAACTGTTTGCGTGGATGCGCGATCACAAAAT